TCTACTCCTACTTTTAACGCTTCTACTTCTTTTTTAGGATCAATCCATTGCCAACCTCTTGCTCTCCAAATTGGATTATTAAATTTAGGAAATTTAGAAGGTGGTAACCCATTTAATTTATCTGTTAATAATACCATTTCTAACCAATGAGCATAAATAACATCGTGAAAGTTTCGAATCATACGATATTGCTCACATTGAAAGAAATTACGTTCTTCTAATGCACCTTGTCTGATACTAGAATAATTTACACTCTCTAAATCATTTGCAAGTGTATTATAACTAACATTTAAACTACTAGCGACAGTTCTGATAACTGCTTTAGTAAAATCTTTAAATGCAGTTGTTGGGTGTTGTGGATCAAAAGACTGAAAATCTGTTCCAGTTGGTAATTGTTCAAAAGTACCTGCTTCTGCATACATTACAGGATTGTTTGTATCTATTTTATCTTCTCCAGTATAACCATCTGCATCATTTGATTTAAAGAAACCCATTTTACTTGCACTAACTCTAGCGGCTACTAATTCTGCTTCCATATAACCATCGAGCATTTTTAAATCTCTTAAACAAGAAGCTAAAGGCGGAATACCACGAGTTTGATGTGGTCTTTCTTGATGATAGTAGTGTATTATTTCACTAGCAGGAACAACATTATATTTTTCACCAATATAAGGACTAACAACTAAATCATCGTTTGGGTGTAATTTAAGTAAATGATAATTAACAGGTTTTCCAAACTTATTAACTTCGACTCCCATTCTAATTTGATTACCATTACTTAATTGTTGATTTAAATCGTGATCTAAAAAATCAGATTCAATAAACTCTATTGCAAACTTATGTGGATTATCAAAATTTTTAATTAATCTAATTAATACTTCTCCATCTCTTGCATAAGTTTCAGCAAATAGTCTTTGACATTCTATCCAACCTAATTTCTCATCAGCAGTACATCTAACTCCCCATTCTTTAAATCTACGTTCAATAGTATTATTAGCAAAGCTATCTAATGCTCCATTTGGATCACGACTTCTAACTTGTAAATGAACTCCTTTGGCTCCAACAATATTATCAACATAAACACTAATATATCGTCTAGCATAAGCATTATTTCTTGATAAATCTCTTGCTCTACTTCTTAAAACTCTTAAACTTTGTTTAATTTCACTATCAGCAGATTTAGAAGTTAAAACAAAATTATTTAATAATCTATTTTGTGACGCACCAGCATAATAGTTACGTCTTTTTCTTTTTCTAAATATATTTCTTATTCTATCAACCAACGTCATTAAATTGTACCTTTACTACTCTACCTGATCCTTCTTTATTACCAGTTCTAAATTCAGCAACTTCTTTTTGATATTCTGCTTTATAATAATCTCTCCATTGTAATAATTCAGCTATACCAATTTTACTTAATGATCTTCCTTGAATTGAATAACTTGAAACATCTGCATCTGCTCTACCTTCTAAAATGCTTTCAATTTTATCCAACATTATTTTAGCGTGGCTACGAGTGTCGCCAGTAGAGCCAAAATAATTATCTTTTACAGTAATTTTTCCTGTTTCTAATATTAATTCTTCACTATCACTTGATTGAGTAACTTTTAATACCCAAAAATAATCGCCTGTTGTATATCCACCAGTAGCACTATTATCTAAAGTAAATTTATAATAATCATCTACTTCTGTTACTGTTGCACTAAATGAAGTTCCACCATTACTTTCTAATCTTGCTACCCAAGACATAGCATAACTGCCGACTGGATAATCTGTTAAATCTTTTCTATTCCATACAACAGTTTCACCTTTGTATATAGTTATTGGTTCTTTTTCTGGTATTTCTGTAAATTTATTTGCCATTTTTTAATTATTCCACGATTTAGCAAAATTAGTATGTTTTTTATAATGTTTCAACCTACTTTGGTTGACTTTATGATTCATTTGTGTTTGTCCACTTTTTTGTTTTTCGGATATTCGATTCAAGTCTGCGTTTAATAATGTAAATGCTGATAGTGCATAAACTCTACAATCTAACGCTTCATTTCTTGGTCGCATTAATACCCATTCACGTTTTTTAAAACCTCGTCTATATTTTGTTACAATTTTTTCTGCTGTTAATTGTCTAAAATACTCCTCGCTATATTTAGTAGGAAAATGACAATATCCAGCACCTAAATTCTTAACCCTTAATCTCGAATATATTAATTCTTTAGCAGTATCAACGCCAATAGGAAATAAAGTTACTCTGGCTATGTTATTACGACTTGGCCTTCCTACAATCGGTTTACCTTCTCCACCTATACCTTTAATCGCAAAGACTCGTCTTGCATATCGAGTCTTACAGAACTGATAAACAGTATTTGTATGGTGTCCACTATCTATACAAGTTGATACTATCTTTAATTTAGAGCCATCTGCCTTATCATACGTTTTTGTTAATAACATTTCTAACTCTTGCCATATTGCTGGTGCTGATGGATCGCCATAAAGTATATGATAATCAATACTCCACGTTTCTTCTTCTAAACCCCAACCTACTACTTCACATTCTATTCTATCATCTTGAATATCTACTCCTGCTGTTAATAAGATAATTTCATCAGGAAACTTATAATCTTCTCGTCTATCAAATAGACCTAGATCATCAATACGTTCTCCTTCATCTTCCCAAGTTTCTCCTAGATAAGTATTAACAAAGACTCTTAATGTTTCAGGTAATTTTTTTGCTCGTAAGAACTCACCTACTGCTTCTTCCATTGTTACCCATACTGAATATAGTCCATTTAATCTAAAACCTGCTCGTCCATTAAATAATTGTGTTGCTTTCCATTTACCTTTACTAATATTGGCTACTCTTTCAACATCACTCCATTTTTTTTCACAATGCTCACAAATATATTTAGCTGTTTCTGGTTTATTCTTTTCCCATTGTACTTGCGACCATTTTAAAGTTTGTTTTTTATTACATTTATGACAAGGAACATAAAATAGTCTTTGGTCGCTATCTTCATAAGCAGATTCAATAGCACTCGCACCTTTAACTGTTGGAGTTGATGTTAATACTAACTTACTATCCCAAAATGTAGCACTTCTTCTTTTAGCTAACATAACTGGATCGCCTTCACTTCCTGCTGTTGGTGGGTATCTATCTATCTCATCACATAAAACAATTTTAATAGGTCGAGAAGCTAACGATGCTGGAGAATTTGCACCACAAGCTGTTATATGACCACCTTCAAATACTTTATGCAATACAGTATTACCTGAATCTTTACTTTTAACATCAGCAACTTTAGCTTTAAGTATATTACTATCTCGAATCATTGGTGCTAATCTATCTTGCGACCAAGCACGTGCCATTTCCAATGTTGGTTGAACAATTAATATAGGAGCAGGTGCATAAGCAATATAATAACCAATAGCATTAAGTAAGACTTCTGTTTTACCTATTTGAGAACAAGACATTACAACAACTTCATTAATCGCTGGATCATTTATACTATCCATTATTTCTTTTTGAAATATGGCTCTTGCAGTTTCAAATTTACCAGCTTCACTACTGCTTTCAGTAGATAAGTGTCTAAATTTATCTGCCCATTGACTTATTTTTAGGTGTGGCGGTGGTTTTATTAGACTCATTGTTTTTTGCCACACTTCTGTCATCGCTGGAGATTTCATAGAGTGCCTCATATATTTTATCTTGTAATATTAGTTTAATTTCGTTTATACTCTTAATGGTAACAACAACAGGAGCAACCTTATTTGGTATTGACAATAATTTTTGTTTCACTTTTTGCACTAATTCTAGCCAAGTGCGTTTTACTTCTTCTTTCGGTATTAATTCGCCTGATGCCTTCATTTTGTCTATTTCTGCTAGTTCTGCTTTTGCTTTAAGTAATTTATTTTTATTCTTTAATACTTCTTCTGCTGTAAATTCGCCACCTACTTTAGCTTTGAGATAATCAATATAACCTTGAACGCTTCCTATTAAATCATACTTACCCCTTTCAGCTTTAGGTATAACTCCTTCTTTAGCTAATTGTTGTATTCTTCTTTCAGACAATTTGAGAAGTTTTGCAATAGCTTGTATGTTAAAAGATGACGCCATTAATGTCCTAAATCATAGTTTAACTGTTCTTCATATCCATTCCAATAATTACCTAATTCATCTTTACAATAATGTCCCATAACAT